GTGTTGTCATAGTAAACAGCCATTATTCAAAAGCACCTCCAATGTTAGAAATATAGCCGCCGGTATCGCTGGCTCCACGCTCAACAGAGAGCTTGAAGTTGAAAGCAAAACCATTGGCGGCGGTTTTGTTGGTAAATACATGATTGACACCGCTTTTGATGTCCGCCGTGGCATCCTCCCAAACAGGGCTGCTGTCATTGGCATTGTTGGTGACAAGCACCTTAAGGTTTGCATCAGCCGGGATGGAGCTTGTGAGGGTCATAACCATAACCTGGATGATGTCATCCGCAGGCAGGGCGCTTGCCAGAGTGATGGTTGCCTTGGTCACCTTTTTGGTGAAAGTGATGGTGTAGGCGGCGCTGTCCGCTTTTCCGTCATTGGCAACCACCTTGAGGGTGTGGGCACCGTTGAGCACCGTCTGGAAATTTGCAGCGGTCACGCACTGGAAAGTGTTGGTTGCCCCAAGCGTTGCCGTATAGGTGCGCTGGAGAACATTGTCCAGATACTCCTTGACCGTCACTGTGTCCCCGTCTGCATCCGCAACCGTATAGGTGAGATTAAAGCCTGCGGTCTTAGTGCCCAGATTGGTGCCGGTCGCATAGCTGCCGGAAATCGTGGGCGCAGTGTTGACGGACACAGAGCCGTCATCGCTGACAGAGAGGGTGGAGGGGAGAGTGAAAGCGGGACGAGACCCGTAGGTACCGTTGCAGCCGTCGCCGCCGACATTGCCACCGGTGTTCAAGCAGCAGGCGCTGCCGGTGCTGCCCGTGCTCGGGGAGCGGGTCCACTGAACAACGGCGGAGCCATTCAAGTAGGCGATTTGCAGAGAGCTTGCAATGGAGAGTGCGGTGCCCTCCGTATTCGCATAGCTTGCGCTTCTGCCAAGTTCGGTGACGGACAACAGGAAAATAGCACGCTCCAGTGTGCCAACGGTGGTGTTGCCGTTGCCGGGGGTGTACTTGATTTTGGTAGTGCCGATGACACCACGGATGTCCGCATCAAGCAGGTTTTTGTAGGTGCTGTTGAGCCAGGTGTCAATGGCGCTTGTAGCGTAGGCGTTCACATTTGAGGTGTGCCACTGCCTGGTGTCATAACAGTCCTTGCGGACAACCAGAGTGCGCCCGGAGCCGTTGAGCCCGTTCTCATAGTCATGTTTGGCAACATAAAAGTCCACCAGCACGCCATTTTCTTTCAGCTTGACAATGCTGCCGACACTTTTGTTGCCAAGGGTAGTTGTTGCCATTTAGATTTCCTCCTTTAAGATATTTTGAACACGGTCCCTCACCTGTTGG